AAATATTCAAAAGCAATATCAGATCGTAGTGGTATGGAGTTTCCTTACAAAGAAATGGTCAAAGAATGGAATGGTTCTATGGTTCATAAGTCTGAGTTTGAAGCCAAACATCCACAGCTTGAAAGGCAAAGACACGCAGCAGATGCACAAAGTGTTAAAGATGGTAGACCAGATAGACTAGAGCCTATAACTGTTTTTGTTGGTGGCGCAGGTTTCTTTGAATATAATAATAGTATGCAAGTAAGTAATAAAAAACCACCTTTTATTGGATTAACAGTTGGTAAAGTAACAGTGAGTACATCATAATGGCCGTCACATATTCAGAATTAACACAACAAATATTAGACTACACAGAGGTTAGTACAGATGTACTAACAGCTACAAGAACAAATGATTTTATTGAGCATGCTGAAAACAGAATATTTAGAGATGTAGATTTAGATGTATTTAAATCTCATCAAACAGCTAATCTGATAGCAAGTAATGCTTTCTTATCTCTACCGGGTGGAACAACACCCACACCAGAATCTCTTGGTACAATTAGAACAATGCAGATATTTTCTCCTAGTTCTACAACACGAGATTTTCTAGAACAACGCGATATTAGTTATATGAACGAATATTGGCCAGATCGAACAGCGACAGGAACGCCTCGATATTGGGCATGGTGGGATCACAACACAATTTATGTTGCACCAACACCGGATTTAGCTTATAACGTTGAGTTAGGAATTACTAGATTACCAACAAGACTATCTAGTTCCAATACAACCTCTTGGTTGGGTAATAATGCTCCGGCACTACTACTTTATGGATGTCTTGCAGAAGCCTTCAAATTTTTGAAGGGACCAGCGGAAATGCTGCAATTATATGAACAATCATATCAACGTGCCCTTCAAGAGCTAGTTATAGAACAGCAAGGAAGACACCGAAGAGATGAGTACATGCACGGAGCGTTAAGAACTCCTTTGCAATCACAGAACCCATAGGAGGATAAAACATGGCAATAACTCAAGCTGTATGCACAAGTTTTAAACAAGAATTGCTAGTAGGTACGCATAATTTTACAGCTACCAGTGGTGATACTTTTAAAATAGCACTTTATACAAGCTCAGCTTCACTAGACGCAACCACAACTGCTTATTCAAGTTCCAACGAGGTATCAAACTCCGGAACATACACAGCAACAGGCGGAACGCTTACAAGCGTAACTCCAACAACAAGTGGTACTACTGCACTTTGCGATTTCGCTGATATATCTTTTACATCAGCAACTATCACTGCAAGAGGTGCATTAATCTTTAACAGTTCAGACTCAAACAAGGCTGTAGCTGTATTAGATTTTGGTGGAGACAAAACATCTACTAGTGGAACATTTACTATTCAGTTCCCAACAGCAGATGCGAGTGACGCAATCTTAAGATTAGCCTAGGAGATTAAATGGCCTTAGTCATCAATGATCGTGTAAAAGAAACTACAACAACCACAGGAACAGGAGCCGTTTCTCTTGCTGGTGCAGTAACCGGTTTTGAAACTTTTGCTGCTGGTGTAGGCAATAGTAATACAACGTATTATGCTATTGTTCATCAAACAGCAAACGAGTTTGAAGTTGGTCTTGGAACACTAGATGGTGATAGTTCTGATTTAACACGTACAACAGTAATATCTTCTTCTAATAGTGATAGTGCTGTTGATTTTGCAGCAGGAACAAAAGACGTTTTCTGTACAATTCCCGCAAGTAAATTAATATTTGAAGATGCTAATAATGATGCAACTATAGGTCGTAACTTAACAGTTACCGGAGATCTAACTGTATCTGGTGACGACATTACTATGGCTACTAATACTGCTGGTAATATACTAGTAGCAGATGGTACAAACTTTAATTCTATAGCCGTAGGAGGCTTATCTGAAATTTCATCAGTTGCTTCTGACGATGTATTAATGGCAGTAGATACTTCTGGTGGTGGACTAAAAAAAATAGCAAGAAGCACATTAGTATCTGGACTTGCAACATCTAGTGCAATATCAAATGTTGTAGAAGATACTTCTCCACAACTAGGTGGTAACTTAGATATGAATGGAGCTGACATTGTTACTACATCAAATGCTGATTTAGAATTAGCACCTAATGGAACAGGTCATGTAACTGTCAAAGGTAATACTAATTCTGGTGCAATACAATTTAACTGCGAACAAAACAGTCATGGACAAATTATAATAGGAGCAGCTCACTCAGCAGGTGCTACTAATACTTTAACAATACCAAGCACTGGTGGTAATTCAACTTTAGTATCAGATGCTTCAACCGCAACACTTACAAATAAAACATTAACCTCACCAAAAATAAACGAAGATGTAGCGGTAACTTCAACAGCTACAGAATTAAATTTATTAGATGGTGTAACGTCAACAACTGCGGAGTTGAATATTTTAGATGGTGTAACGTCAACAGCAGCAGAACTAAACATCTTGGACGGTGTAACTTCAACAGCAGCCGAGTTAAACATTCTAGACGGAGTAACATCTACTGCGGCAGAGTTAAATATCATAGATGGAAACACAAGTGCTACATCCACAACATTAGCAGATGCTGATAGATTAGTAATTAATGATAACGGAACAATGGTACAAGTAGCAGTAACAGACTTGACTACTTACATAAATTCAAACGCGAGCTTTGCAAGTAAAGGTTTCGCTACGGCAATGGCAATTGCCTTATAGTGTATAACGGTGTATAGGAGATAATATGGCACAAGATTTTGAATCCAACGGAGCAAGAGTAACAAACTCTGCTACAACAATTTACACATCTAACTCAGATGATGCAGTTGTTGGATTAAGATTAGCTAACATATTAACTGCGGCTGTAACAGTGGATGTTTATATTACAGAGGGCGGTTCAACAGATCGCTATATTGTAAAGACTTTAAGCATACCTCCGGGAAGTAGTGTAGAATTGATCCAAGGCGGATCTAAACTAGTGCTTCAATCGGGTGATGTAGTCAAAGGTTTATGTGGAACAGCTAACGGCATTGATGCGTGGATTAGTGTAGTTGACGCAATAAGTACATAGGAGATAACATGGTAACAGAAGTAGGTGGCCCAATCTATATAGGGGATACTCCGGGTGGAGAATCTTTTCCAGAATATGATTCTACTATTGATAAAAATCAAATAGTAAAAAATTCTGTAGTAGCAGGGCCTATAACAATAAATGCAACTATAACAGTTGAAGGTAACTTGGTGGTAGTGTAATGGCAAATATAGAACTAGATGGTCCAAATAAAAAGATAAAGGTAGACTCTGGTGATTTAACACTAGATGTACCGGGTGATATTGTATTAGATGCTGATGGTGGAGATGTAGTATTTGCAGATGGTGGAACTAATCTTTTAAAAGTAACTAATAGTTCTTCCGATGTTGTATTACAACCTCAAGTCGATACAAAAGATATTGTCTTCAAACAATACGATGGCACAGTTGTTGCAACAGTAGAAGATAATGCAACCTTTAATATACCTGCAAGTAAACTTGCTATAGGTGGTACAGCAGTTACCAGTACAGCCGCAGAGTTAAATATTCTTGATGGAGTTACAGCAACAGCCACTGAATTAAATTTAATAGATGGAGTAACGGCTACCACTGCTGAGTTAAACATTTTAGACGGAGTTACAGCAACAGCCGCAGAAATAAATCTTATTGATGGAGGCACTGCAAGAGGAACAAC